GACGAGCACGAGGTTTTCCTCGTTGTAAACGATGAAGGGCAGACTTGTCATCTGTCCCGAGTTGCTCGCCTCGCTAACACTCTATGCGTGCTTTCGCCCGCGCACCCAAGAGCTCCTCGCGGGACTTCGGTCCCGCGCGCGTGAGTGGTTTTCCAAGAAAGAGATTCCTGCTTCGGCAGCAGTGTTTGCCCTACCTGACACGGTAGTCGCTTCTTTCTGGGAGACCGCTCCTGAGCGCTTGGCCCGTGAGCGTCTGGACACAGAGGAGGGTCCACCCTCGCAGTAGGGGGGCCCAGTTCGCATTCCAGGTCTCTGCTGGGGGTCTCCGCCCCCAGTGGTGACCGGTGTCCTAGACACCAGGAAGGTGGATTGGGCTGCCTGCAGCGAGAGCAAAAGGGAGATGTGGACGGCTTACAGAGCGCCCTTGCAAGGGGCTTTTGTGCCGGTCTGTAACCGTCCGTGTCCACACAACGAGGTGACCGCGCTTGCAATGCGGTCAATGGGGAGCGTGCCTGCTCAGGTTTTTGAGCCTGTGTCTGCCAGATCTGAGTTAGTTTGGGGCGATCTTATCAAGTTCGCCCGCAGATACAGAGACGGCGCGCTTTCGTGGAGAGCTACTGCCGAGAGTTACTCAGGAACTCTCCGGCGACGTTACCTAGAGGCCGCAAGGTCCCTTGAGGAAGATGGTCTGTCGACGCACCAGGATTGGACCATCAGGGCGTTCCTCAAGACGGAGAAAAATCGGGTGCCGGGCAAAGCCATGAAGCCCAGGCTGATATACCCCAGATCCCCTCGATACAATCTGGAGGTGGCATCCCGACTAAAACCGTTTGAGCATTGGCTGTGGGGAAGGCTCAACGGCTCCGTTCTTGGTTTCGACGGCTCAAGACTCGTTGCTAAGGGGTTGAACCAGAGGCAGCGCGCTAACCTGATCAGGAAGAAGTTTTCTTCTTTTTCGAGGTGCGTCTGCTTCGAGGCAGATGGCAAGGCGTTCGAGGCTCACGTGGGGCCTTCTGCTTTGAGGAAGGAGCACGCTGTCTATGCAGCAGCGTTTCCCGGCGACAGGAGGCTGGGGTTCCTTCTTTCTAAGCAGTTGGAGTTACGTGGCACGACATCTTGTGGGGCGAAGTTTGGACGTGATGGCGGTCGGGCCAGCGGCGATTTCAACACGGGGATGGGGAATTCTTTGTGTTTTCTCGTTGAGGTCGTCTCTGCGCTACGCACCTTTGCGCTTTCCAAATTCGACGTTCTGGTGGATGGAGACAATGTGCTCGTCTTCTTGGAGGCGGCTGAGTCGGAGCCCGTGCTGGGAGGGTTTTCTGACGCCATCTTACAGAGCTGTGGCCACGAGGTGTTGCTCGAGCGACCTGCTTTCGTGTTGGAAGATGTGAGGTTTGGTGGCTCGGCCCCCGTGTTCTTAGGCGACAGGCACGGGTGGTCCATGGTGCGCGAACATCATCGGGTGATATCGGGTGCGTTTTCTTCACACATTTACCTTAGGGAACCTGTGTTCGCACGCGAGTGGATGGTGGGAGTTGCCATGTGCGAGCTTTCTCAGGCTCGTGGAGTTCCGATCTTGCAAGCTTTCTTCACCTCTGCCATCAGAGCTCTGGGACCTGTCAAAAAGGTCCGGGAGCATCCGCATAGGGATGCTCTCGCTCTGGGGGCATGGTTTGCAACCGAGGACAGTGCGTTGCAAGTCAGCTTGGAGGCGCGCGTTTCGTTTGAACGCGCTTTTGGGGTCCCGATGGAAGAGCAGCGTAGACTTGAGAAGTCTTTTGATGATATGGTGTTTGGCTCTTCCTGGGAGTGTTTGTCTGGCGTGGAGAACGCCGCAGACTTGCAGGACTTCATCGACAAGTTGGTTTACAACGGACCGTAGATAAGGCTAGCGCCGTCATGGCGTGGGCGTGGGCGGGTGAGGTGGATGGGTGGGGCGACGATTGTCTGTCAACCCTCACCGGACCCGACTGCTGGCGTTAG